CTTTGGATGCTTGTCAAGATACAAACCAACAGTAATTTCATCTAATGTTTTTTTCTTTTCTACCTTTATAATGTCATCCGCAATTGTCCAGTAAACTCTCCAAACATTATTGCCAAACTCTTCTAAATGTAAATTTGTCTCATAAATCAAATCTGAATTTTTGTATAAAATCGCAACAATATTTGCCTCATCAGCTTCTTTATATTTGTTTACTTGTTTGATAGTTTCAATTAATTCCTTTTCAAATGGTGTTAATTTTTTTGCGTTTGTTTTTGTTGCCATTTGTTACTACGCTCCTTACCATAAATTTTTCAATTTGTCGTTCTTCAATTCTTTGGTCTTTGTTTGGTAATGAGCTGCTTTATGTGTCAGAATTTCAGTATCCATATTTTCGACTTTTTCATCGTTGCGTTCTTTTCTTTTAACCATCTCATAAACGTCATTAATATTGTTTTTTACAATTGCACAAATGTAATTAACCTTTTGCATTTCTGACTCAAATGTTTTTCCAGATAATGCAGCCAATATTCTTGGTCTGCATATCTGGAATGTGTATAAAATGATTTTGTATGGATACTCAGCCTGATTTTCAATAAGTCTATTTTCGATAAACTTTCCCGTTCTTATCCCTTTTAATTTTCTGCAAATGTTTTGTGGAATGTTTTGATTATCGTCGTAAAATAAGATCTCCTTTTTTACATAGTTATACAATTCACTCCACTCTTTTTTCTCAACTTCTGTCATCTTTATCGGTTCAGGCTTTACTCTCATTACATCACCACCTTAAGCAACAATTTTTAACGCCTGTTCAGCAATTGCTAAATCATCAATCAAAGTTGGATTTGTATATCCGTGTTCTTTTGAAAACTCAAGAAGAGGCTTGATTGCTTCCATATTTCCTTTGTTATCTTTAATAAAATCTTTAATCTGTTCGATTACAGATTCGATTTTTTTCTCTTCCTTTTTCTCAGCCTCTTTTTTCGCAAGCTCTTTCATCTCTTCTGCTTCTTTTTCTGCCTGTTCTTTTTCAGACTGTTCAAATGTTTTCCCAGATTTAGCCTGTTCTGCTTTAATTGCATCTGTAATCGCCTGGATAAACTGGTGTGGATCTAAGTCAATTTCACTTACGATTTCTGGGAATCTACATTTGCTATCAAGATTATAGTTGTCTGATCTAAATGCAATTTTACGAGCTTCTTTTGAAACAATATTTCTTGTAATCTCTTTTCCTTTAATGTCTTTTCTTCCAAGTTTTTCCGTCACAATATCTCTATCAATATAAGCAACACCAAAGATATCTAATTTTGTTTTAATTGCATTGAAATATCTCTGTGGCATATTCGCTGTAATCACCTGATATGTTTGTCCTGTAATTGGATCTTCTACGTCTTTTGTTTTTGTATGTACAATTACAATAAAAGAAATTCCAACTTCTTTTAAAGACCAAATTCTGTCTAATACCATCTCAATACAAGCATCAAGCCCTTTTCCAAAACCGCCATTCACACTGTTAATTGTTTTAGTTCTCTTGTCCGGATTTGCTCGATTCCATCGATCAATCGTTTCGTCTTCTCCAATTGTAAATAGTTCGTCTAATGTATCGAAAACAACCACTTTTAAATCCTTATAATCTGTTGTTCTATTATCAATGATGTCATCCAGAACTTCGTCTAATTTATCCCAATCACTACATTCTTCGCTCACAATTCCATCAATACAATCATGACCACTCTCTTTTCCAACATCCAACATTAAATACCCATCTTCGCCAACAAGCTCTTCACATACCTTTTTAATAAGAGTTGTTTTACCAATTCCCGAAAGACCAGCCAATCCAATGTTATAAGCCAACGGGTCAATTTTTACTTCTTTTTTCTTTCCAAATCTTCTTGCCATAAGTTGTTGTCCTCCAAAATAAATGTATTGTGTTTTGTATTATTTTCTGTCTATGCAGCCGGCTATGTACTGCATAGACTTGTTTGCAATTTATATTTATAGTTTCTTATTTGTGTTTATCTTAAGTTGTGTATTTTAACCAAGTGCATCAAGCCAAGACATATCGTTTGGATTTGTTGCCTCCTCATTTGTCTCATCTTCGATATGAGTATCTTCAACTGCATCTTCTGATTCTTCTTCATACATAAAATCAAGAGTTAAATCATCTTCATCATATTTCTGTTCAAACTTCTGAAGCACCGGTGTTTTTGCCCCGTCTTTCCCTTCAACATTTTTAATCAATGGTCTTCTAATAACCATTCTCTTTTCTTTTCCTGAATTCACTGTACATTTCTGAAGAGCTTCTTCCAATGTAAATACTCCAATCTCAATAAGGGCTTTAACATCGTCAGGAATATCATCTTCTGTTGCTGTTACAACTGCGCCACCCTCAATCAGATCTCCTTCAAATGTAATCTCTGTAACTCCTCTTTTTACCTTGAAAAGTTTTTCAATTACTTTCTGTGAAATTTCTGGTTTAGTTAGGTCAAGTTCATACTCAAATGCTTTGTCATATGGGATATTGCATCTAACTTCTTTACCTTTGTACTCTTTTACATAATCGAGAATCTTTGCATAGATAGGTAAAATTCCTGTTGATTTGTCCGGCTTTCCAACGCTATCCCTTGTAAGCAACATTGTCTGTGTGAAGTTGGCATGATACTTACTTCTGTCATCTACTTTGGAAAGCACAAGACTAGAAATCTCTTTTCTTACTTTTACATTTCCTTCATATGAAGAATATTTAAGCTGTCCTTTTACATTAACAACCATTCCGTCCTCAAGGTTTTCATTGATATAAGCAATCATGTCGTATGGTGTTAAGAATTTCTTATAAAATACTTTTCCATTTTTGTCTTTTTCAAGACCAACAGTCATAAAGCATAAATCACCTACAGATTCCAGAATTTTTTCATCAAATCTATCATCCCAATCAATTGTGAATCTGTTTTCGAAATCGTCTTTTCCGTCTTCGTCTTTTCCATGCACATAAACAACATTGTCACGTTCTGCACCATATCCACCCATGAGTTCTGCATAAACTGTTCCACACACATCACCACAATCAACTCCAAGATTTAATGAGTTATAAACCCAATCAGATTTTTCGGAACGCTCGTCCAATTTGTATGTATAATCAGCACTAATCTTTGCCTCTCCAACTAACACAAATGAATTTGCCCATCCTTTTTTCTCTAATACTGCCTTTTCTTTTCTTGCCATAAATTCAATCTCCTTCTAAATGTATATTTTTTATATGTGAACGACCGCGTAGCAGCCGGAACATAGAGTTACTAATATGTAAATTTCTATGTAAACCCCGAAAATGGGTGCATTTAAGAAACTGTCGCTCTTTCACGACAAATTTTTAAAATATTCAATTCTATAATTGTGATTTATAGAAACTATTGATTTGCAATTTTATATGTGAATTATCTTACTCAATTGATAATTCTCTTAGATCTGCAACTGTCAAATCAGTTACATAGAAGAATTCTGTGTGTGATCCAAAATCTATTTTTAATTTATCATTCTCAAGATATAATCGTTGGTAATATGTCTTGAATCCTCTGTCTTCTAATACTTTATGTATATCTCTCCAAAGCTCTTTTTTGTTCCTCGGATGAGATATGCCCTTGATCTCGTTTTTGTTTGTATGAAATTCCAGTTTCATTCGATTTTCACCCCCAACAAACGTAGTAACCATGCGGGTTCGTGAAATGCAAATTTTTGTATTTTTATATTATTGCACATATTATTCGCCATTTTATTCTAATTCACTCCTGTCAATTCTTTGTCCACACTTCGGACAAAAATCATATTCATCATAATCAATCTCATAATGTTCATCACAGTTTGGACAGATCCATGTGTCCCATATAAATGTTCCATCTGGAGCATACCCGTCTCCCTCGATATCTGGTTTCTTCGCTGTTTCACGCTCCTTCAGGTTCCGTATCTGCTCAAGTGTCAATTTTGTATCTTCATATTCTGCAAGTTTTTCTAGTGCATCGTATATGTATCCAC